TTTTGTAAAGTCTATTTGGGCGAAGATTCAGACTAACGCAGGGAATAAATTTATAAACTTTGGAATATCCGATTTTAAAAACCCTGCAATATTATATGTTAGAGGTCGTAAAAACGATATTATTTATGACGAAAATTACTTTGTGAGATATAAAGGAATAGACTATCAAATTAAAGGATTTCAAGATGTGAAAACCTATTAAAATCAATGAGTAACACTCAAGAACAAGAGCCGACCGCTGTCACTCCAAACTTAGAGCCGTTAATAAATTCAATTAATCAATTAAAATTTAACATTTAAAAATGGAAAATCAATTACAAGAAGTTATTGAAAAGAAATTTTCAGAGCTTGGCGGTCAAGTAGAACAAAAGACTGCGGAAACAAATAAGGCTGTTGAGTCTTTAAAGTCTGACTTCGTGGCTTTAGAAACAAAATATAATGATTTGAAAGAGAAAGGCGCTTCGGCTTCTGATCTTCAGGTTATGCAAAAGCATTTAGATACTTTAGACGTTAAATTGCAAGGTCAAAACAGAATTGAAACAGAAAAGAAATCTTTCGGATCAGTTTTAAAGGCTGAAATGGAGGCTAAAATGGATGAATTAGCCAAGTTCGAGAGAAAGGAAACAAAATCTTTCGCTTTAGAACTTAAAGCGGTTGGTGATATGTCAACGGCTAATGTGACAGGAGGAAACCGTTACGGTCAGATTATGGACGATACTATTAGAATGAACCCTAATAGAAAAGTTCACATGAAGGACATTCTTCCAGGCGGTTCAATTGGTCCAGGTAACTCATTTACTTTCATGCGTGAAAATGGTGTAGGTGAAGGGAATCCTGCTCCTGTTGCTGAAGGAGGCACAAAGGCTCAATTTGATTTAGATTTGGTTGAGGCAACCGTACAGGTAGAAACTATTGCAGGATGGTTGAGAATCACAAGAAAGATGCTTAACAACGTTCCTGGAATGCTTTCTTACTTAAATCAAAGACTTCCAGAGAAATTCCAAAGAGTTTTAGATAGCCAAATTCTTTACGGTAATGGTACAACTCCAAACCTTAAAGGTATTTTAACAAGTGGAAACTTTGTTGCTTCTGATGCTGATGCTTCAGCGCCTTTGATTGAGAAATTGATTAATGATATTTCAGACTTGGAAGATACTTATGAAAGAGACGCAAACGGAATCTTATTGAGACCGAAGGATTATTATTCTTTCTTCTTAAATAAAGCTTCAGGATCAGGGGAATATGATCTTCCGCAAGGCGTTACTTTTGTGAATGGTCAAATGTATTTATTTGGAATTCCTATATGGGCATCGACTGCAATTAACTCACCTGATTATGTTGTAGGAGACTTTAACATGGGAGCGCAATTGTTGACGCAGGAAGGTATGAGAATTGAGTTCTTCGACCAAGATGCAAATAACGTAACAACGAATAAAATCACGGTGAGAATTGAGGGGAATTATGCATTACCTATATATGGACCTGATTACTTTATTAAAGGTGATTCAACATTCACTCCTGGAGTATAAAAGTAAATTCATAATACTTTTTTTAGTGCGTACCTCGAAAGATACGCATTTTTTGTTTAAAAAGTTGTATATTAGATATATAAATAAAAAATCATGGCAAAAATTAGAATTATACAGCCTACTTATGATCGAGTTACAGGTGATCATTATAAAGTTGGTGATATTATCGATTTAAAAGGAATGCGAAATAAAAAAGCAGTAGATTCAAATCAAGCAGTATGGGTAGACTCAGAAAAGTTAGCGAAAGCCGAGGCAAAGGGCGAGGATGTAAACAATATGACCGAAAAAGTAGAAGTAGTGCAAGGGGCAAAGAAAACTACTACATCGGCAAGAGGAAAGAGAATCGAGACTAAGAAAAAAGATTAATTATGAAGCTTACTTTATATCCATGTAGAACTTGCGGAACAATGCATTTTTATTTAACAAACGATAATGGCTAATTTATATCCAATATTACCACTTGCCGAAGTTAAGCGTTATTTGCGTTTAGACGATGATTTTAATGATGATGATGCCGATATTGAAAGAATGATTGCTTCAGCGTTGGAATATATCGAAAAGCAGACGAATCATGTGTTTAGAGTGCAAGATAAAACGTATTATAATACGCCGTTAGAATATGGTTGTGGTTCGGTTAATATTTTCGATACACCAATTAACACGACTGATTTTGGAGACAAAACACCATTGTATTTTTCGGGATATGTTAAGTTTGTGAATACAGAAAGTATTACTATTAATGTAGGTTATACTGACAGAATTAATATACCAAGTTCTTTGATTGAATGTGCTTTACAAATGATTAAAGTTTTTTATTATGAATCCGAAAAGAATGTAAATACAACATTGGTTCCTGAAAACGTAAATCAGATTATTAATTCTTACAGAAGATTTATTGCAATATAATGGATTATTTACAGAAATTAAAAATTCAACTAAATAGATTAAAGGATAAACATCATGACTTATGGAAATCTCCTGCTATTAATATTGAGGATAAAGATAAATTATCATTTGAGTTTGATTTAGAAATTCATAGAACTGAATTATTAATTATCGAAGAAGAAAAAAAATGCTTGCAAGAGAATATAACAGAAAGATTCAGATTTACACCAAAGGTTTAACCGATGATGGTTTTGGCGGTCAAATAGCGTCCGATGTTTTTGTAAAGTCTATTTGGGCGAAGATTCAGACTAACGCAGGGAATAAATTTATAAACTTTGGAATATCCGATTTTAAAAACCCTGCAATATTATATGTTAGAGGTCGTAAAAACGATATT